ATATCAAGAAAAATACAGGAACTTATTTTTATAACTATGCAAACGTAAAAGACATAATGTACCAATATCAATGGAAAAAATTAAATAAAGAGAAAACAGATTCTGTACTTGATTATCCATTCGATGATATTGATGGAATGAGAGGGCTTGAACTATTTTTAGATAAACACCATTTTCCAAAAGAGAGAATAGTAAAACTAATCAAAGAACATGAAAGCAAAGATAGTACAATTCATTATGGAGAATTTGAGAAAATATTGATCAGTTTAAAAACATCGAAACGTCAATATGAACTTGTGAATGAAGCATTTGTTGGTAAAAAAATAAATAGATTGTTAAACGAGATTCCAAATCTAAAGTATACGCTTGGATTTGATAAAAATGTATTGATTAGTGAATATGTCAAAGGTGTCAAATTCAGTGAATATATCAAGACGTGTCAAATTAATGAACTAGTAGCTGTTTTAAAAATACTGTTACTGACTTTATGTGTGGCACAAGAAAGACTTGGATTTGTTCATAACGATTTAACTCCTTGGAATATCATTATCAAAAAGTTGAAAACAAAAACTCATTTTATCTACCAATTTAAAGATCAGCTTTTTTCTGTTTATACAGATACTGTCCCCGTTATCATCGATTACGACAAAACGCATATCATTGATAAAAATGTGCACCATGGAATTAATAAACCGTTTCAAACGAGTAAGATCCAAGATTCTTTTTGTTTAATCATTAACACCGTGCACGAATACTGTCAAAAGAAATTAAATCCCGATGAGTATAATAAGATACTTCATATGATCAATTTTTTTACAGAAACTGATTTTTACCCCCGCAAAATTACACAATATAATGAACTAATGGAATTTTTGCAAACTAATAAAAAATATAACGAGATTGTATACAAAGACAAATGCGATTTAGAACAAAAAGAGCCATCTGATATACTTTATTATCTCAATAGTCTCGAAGATTCCAAAATGATCATCATTGAAAACATCGACGGCAAAAAGGTAAACAATCCATGTCGTGTCTATATCAATCCATCTTTCTATTACAGTATACTGACTCGTCAAAATAATCATAAAGCGATTTTAGAATATATTAATAAAATAGAGAATTTTATAAAGTATAATATGGATAAATTTCTTGTTAATTTTATATTTTATATTCATTCTATGAACAGTACTTATAAAATAATTGAAAAACTAATACTTTTTATTCAAGCTCATAAAGACTATAAAACGAGTGACGAAGTATTCATTGAAATTAGAAATTGCAATCGTGTACTGACTCTTATCAATACCGAAATCGCCTTTAAACATTCTAATACAAAAAGACCAGTTTGTGGGCATTTTGAAAATAGTGTTGAAACGAAAGAAAATACTGTATTTTGCAGTATATGTGAGAAGGAACGTCAGACGATCCAGTATCATTCTAATATATTATTATCTCCCAATTATCATCCTTCTTTTTTCTTAGCAAAATATGATGTGAATTCATTTTCAAATATGAGTTATATTCTTACCATATTGCAGAGCAATTCGGTAATGATAAAAGAAAATTATATTTCTATTCGGTATATGATTAGAGATACATTATTGTATCACAATAGGTTTAGTATTTATAAAGAAAAAGAGTTTGCCAAAAAGTACGGATGTATGTTATTCAACTTATCCCCTCTAACTGTTTTAAATAATAATGCAACTATTCATACCATAAAAATGATAAGCAAAGAGTTATACGAAATAGATAAAGAACATTTAGAAAAATTGAAAGATAAACCAGAAAGACAGTTAAGAACGATCAAAAATATTTTAGCGATTGTTTAATTTATATTACGTTGTAATATAAATTTTTAAAATCCTAAATCAATGTCTTCACACATATACTTAATAAACGAATTATCGTCATCAGGCAATCCCGATTTTTTACGAGCTTCCATATAACGCTCATAATATTTTGCATGATAATCTTCATCTTGTTCACGTAACGTTTTAAGCTCTTCTCGTGCTTTCACGATATTATTTTTCATCTCATCCATCTTTTTCTGCGTATTGTGATATGTCCATGACAATTGAGATTTTTTAACCATCAATTCGATATAACGATCATAAGGATCAACTTGAACTTTTGCAACATCTTCTAATAACTCCTTTTCTCGTTCTTTAATTTCTTCAATCGTTTTCTTTTCTTCCTGTCTTTTTTGACGAACTTCTTCAGATGTCGTTTCCACAATTTTCTTCTTAATATCTACCTCTTTTGTTTCGCAAATATATTTTTTAGTAGATGCTAATGGAAAAGGTCTTCCTACGTAGGTATGATAAATGCTATGATAACTATCTACGTTTTTAATTAAATATTCAGCACGTAAATCAGCTTCATCTTGAGTAGCAAAAGTTCCTCGGATTTTTAACATCCCAAAAACTCCATCCGAATCAGCTGTCGCTCCCTTTGAAGGAAAAAAAGAAACGAGGGCGTGTACTTGATTATCTAATTTTGGATCCGCGTAAAATTTTTCGACGCGCGGAAATTTATTGACATATTCTTTTGCATTCAATTCTTTCATAGCTTCTTTCACTTCTGGTTTAGATAAACACATATCTAAATCGTAATTTTTATCTTTAGAGTCATCTTTATCCAAAGGAGAAGTTAAACTGTGTTGCGTTGAATAATCTAGTTCAGACATTTTATATTTGATCATTTTTTTAAATAGAGTTATATTTTTTGAGATTGCTATTTTCTAATAAAACATGAAAAAATAACGATAACAAAAAGATAGATTTTGTAAATAAACTAAATAACGTATATAAAAGTCCTTCTGACATGGCATCTAACAGAAAAATCAAACTCATATGATCATATTTTTTTATGCACAAGTACCCTTCTTTGCAATAGTATTTATGAATGAATAAAAAATAACCGATGAAGTGTTTACAACATCCAAATATAAAAATATTATTAATAAATAAATGTAACAAAGAAGAATATATTCCTATTATCACGGATTCAAAAATCATTTATAATAAAATTGAATTTTTATATAAAAGAATTTATATAAATAAAGATGTCAAATATCATTAAAATTCTTGAAAATAACAGGGTAACGGGAGAATACCATACTCATGTAAGTATGATTCATCCTAAAGGAAAATTTCAAATTAGTAAACATATCTCTGAATCTTTTTGGGAAACTTATTGCGATGCTATTTACGAAGAAGAAAAAATAGATTACGGTATCGCCGAAAAACCTCAAACTTATATCCCTGTTCTAGTTGATATCGATATTAAATTAGAATACACGGAAGATAAAGACGTCAATAAATTATATACTGATTATCAGGTTGAAAACGTGATCCGTAATTATCAAGATGTTTTAAAAACAATTTTAAACGATTGTAAACCAGAACATCTTTATTTTTTCTTACTCGAAAAACCAGCTTATCGAATTGTTGTCAATGATAAAGAATATATCAAACACGGATTTCATTTACATGCTCCCTATACCTTTTTGACAAAACATGATCATGAAACACATTTATTACCAAGAGTAAAAAAAAATATCGATAAAGATATGACCTTTAAGACGTTAGGCTTTGAAAAATCTGGAGAATTGGTTGATAAATCGTATACAAGAAATCCTTGGTTATTATACGGAAGTAAAAAAAGTGAAGGAGCGAATTCATACTTACTGACAAAAATATATAATGAAGATCGTGATGTAATTTCACTAGAAAATGCGCTTAAAAATTATAAGATATTTAACGCCGATGAATCAGAAATAGATATCAATCATAATTATACTTATTATCTACCTCGTATATTAAGTATCGTTTCATGGTCGAGACCCGTATGTGAACTAAGACCTAATCTGCCAAGTCCTATTCGAATCGATAATTCTATGAATGAGAAAAAGAAAGTGTTTAGAACACAGAACCTTTCTGAAATCTTATCAAAATCTAAAAAGTTATTAGAAATCATTTCTGACAATCGTGCCGAAAACTATGCAGACTGGTTACAAATTGGATGGGCTCTTTTCAATGTCTCAGAAGGATCGAATGAAGGTCTTGAATTATGGCTCGAATTTAGTTCTAGATGCCAAGATAAATACGATCAACATGGATGTATTAATTTATGGGAAAAAATGGAAAAGAGGAATATTACAATTGGAACATTGCATCATTTTGCAAAGATGGATAATCCAATTGAATATAATAAATTTACAGAAATGTGTACCAAAAAATTTATTAATGAAGATACAATCGCCAATTGTAGCCATAATGATTTAGCCAAAGCTTGTTACGAAAAATGCGGGACGGATTTCGTCTGTGCAAGTATCGTTAATAATGTCTGGTTTCAATATAAAAACCATAAATGGTGTCGAATTGAAGAAGGTATCTTTTTAAGACAAAAATTATCAGAAGAGTTTGTTCACAAATTCCAACAAATTTCAAAAGATATTATGGTTCAAATGACACAGAATGTAGATTCCCAAAAAGATATCTATAGCCAAAAAATCAAACAAATACTTAAACTAATCTCAAATCTAAAAAATTCATCATTTAAAACAAATGTCATGCGAGAATGTAAAGAAGTATTTTATGATGAAAACTTTTTTAAAAAATTAGATAAAAATGCTTGGATTATCGGCTTTAAAAACGGTGTGTACGATTTAAAAAATCATATTTTTAGAGAAGGAATTCCTGAAGATTATATTTCTTTACAAATGCCTATCGATTACTCAGAATACGATGAACAACATTATCTGGTAAAAGAAGTTTATGACTTTTTAGAAAAAATTTTTCCGGATAGAGAAGTTCGTGAATACTTTTTAAATATATCAAGTGAAGTATTCGTCGGTGGTAATCAAAAAAAACATGTTTTATTTTGGAGTGGCGAAGGTGATAACGGCAAAAGTGTCACTCAAACATTTTTTGAAAAAATGTTAGGCGAATACGCTATCAAACTACCTACTTCTCTGATCGTTGGTAAACGATCGATGAGTAGTTCAGCTAGTCCGGAATTGGCAAGAGCAGGTAATGGCGTCAGATGGGCTATTTTACAAGAACCAGATAAAAAAGATGTTATTAATATCGGTATCCTGAAAGAATTATCTGGAAATGATACTTTTTATGCGAGAGGTTTGTTTCAAAACGGTTCAGAAATCGAACCTATGTTTAAACTGGTCGTTATTTGCAATGATCCACCTAGCATTCCTCACAGCGATAAAGCAACGTGGAATCGTATCCGAGTAGTCCCATTTGAATCTACATTTGTAAATGATGCACCTAGCACTTTTGAAGAACAGTTATTACAAAAAAGATTTCCAAAAGATCCTTATTTTATGGAAAAGATTCCTGATATGATAAAACCATTTGCTTGGGTGTTATTGAATCATCGTAAGAAAGGATACAAATTTACAGAACCTCAAAAAGTTACACTTGCAACTGAACTGTATCGAAAGAAGAATGACATTTACCGACAGTTTATCGATGAACGAGTTATGGTTGATGAAAAAGCTAAAATTTCATTAGATGAAATTTATGCCGTGTTTAAAGATTGGTTCAGAGAATCTCAGCCTGGGCAACAGATTCCAACTAAATCAGATGTCAAGGAATATTGTATCAAGGCTTGGGGAGAACCAGAAAGACGTAGTACGTGGCTGGGTAAAAGATATATCACATTACAAGATGATATTGATAAAGGAGATGCTATTGTATTGGAACAACAAGATTTGGTTCATTAATTATAAATTTAATTTATAATTATAAATGTCGCGTATCATACAATTTTATCTAAATCAAACAACAACTACTGATAATAAAAATGGTTATTTATTTGATGATATCTTACAATGGAATAATGAAAAACTTGAACGAACACATGATTATATACAATACTTATTTCCGCTAAAAGAAAAAAGTAAATATAATAAAGATGCATTAACCTTAACTGATATGGATATTTATCAATTTAAATATAATCAAGTATTACGAAAAAATGTAAGAAAAGCATTGAGTAGAATGTTATCTTTTTACGGAATCCACGAAGTCGTATTGAAAAAATATGATTATATTGATTATATTTGGGATAGAAAAACAAAACATTGGTTATCTCTTAACAACCATAACTATTTAAGATTAACAAGAATCATGAAATTTTTAATGATGATTAAGATGGAATACAGATCCATTAAATTATTTATTGCATTATGCAATATCTATAATTCACAAACAAATTCACAAACAAATATTTCAAAAACTACGATGAAATATTGGAGAGATATTTTTAAAAATATTACTTTAAAATAAATGTGTTACTCTTACAATACCTCTATTATTTCATATACACTTGGAATGATCTCTTCTATTTTTGCTCTATGTACCAATCAACTCATCTTAGGTCTACTTATTCTTTTTTACTGTCAAATGCAGTTATCAGAAGCGATCATATGGAAAGGAATTGATGATAATAATATAGAATTAAATAAAAAAGGAACTATTTTTGGAAAATATCTATTAGCAACCCATAATATAGCGATTGGATTAGGAATATTACTGGTCTCTAAAAAGTTTTCATTAAAGACTATGCTACCTTTACTGATTGGTGTTATCTTTTTCTTGTTTATTGTTATTTATTACTATCAAAAAGATAATATAAATATCACTTATCAAGCAGATAAGAGTTGTGTCGATAAAAGTTGTCAAAATAATGGTAATAGATTACAATGGCCTTATCCACACGACTGGTATATCTATAGTTTTATCATCTCACTGGTACTCTATTTCTTATATATAAATCCGTTGTATTCTAAACTATTTTTGATGTTCTGTTTTAGTTTAACTTTTATTCTATCTTTCTTTTACAATAAAAAAGCAATGGGAAGTGTTTGGTGTTTTTCGGCTGCTATTTTATCACCCTTCATGGTGATTGTAAATTACTATTTAATAAATCATACATCGTAAAATTAAATTTTTTAATTTAATTTTAATCATATACCACATCATCTTCATCATATTCTTCGTTTTCTTCTTCGTCTTCTTCTTCGTCTTCTTTCTTTTCTTCATCTTCCTTCATTAACTGTTTAAACTTGACCAATACTTGATCATATTCTGTTGTTCCTTTTTTTACAAAACGAAATCCTAGCAATGTACACGCTTTCTTCCAAATTTCACCGCTATCTTTTTTATTTTCATTGAGTTGGTCAGATAATCGTTTCAGTTCGTATAAAGCGCCTTGGGGAACCATCCACACCTTTTTTTCACCATCAAAACGCGCTTTTCCTTTACATAGTTCTTTCAAACTATCTTTCAATTGAAAAGAGTTTTTGTCGATGAATGGAACAAGTGTTTCTGACATTTTTATTTTCTCTTCAACTTTTAAAAATTAAATCAATTTTATTTTTGTTGGTAAAATACCATATAAGTATTCTCAGTTGAGTCTATATTATCCAATTTTTGTACCGAATTATCATCCAATTTAACAAACTCTGAATTCCGAATAGATCTGCAAAAATAGTGTCCGGCATTTAAACAACCCATATGTTCAATTGTAGATGTGATATGATACTCTTTTCCATCAACAATAAACCCTTTTGGGTAACTTATATTTTTTTTATGAAAGTATTTATTGAAACTAAATGTTAATATAGAACTCGTTTCTTTTAAACGAGATGTAATCGTCGCATTTACTTTTCTTTTACACTGATCACAATTAAACCCTTCTATCTCTCTTTTTGTTTCACAAAATTCAGACATATCGTTATCAATCACGATATAGACAGAAATGTCTTTGACAATTGTTTGATGATTACATTCAGAACATACTGTCGTTGTCTCCGTCGTTGTTTTGAATAGATCATCTAATTTAAGGTATTCACATACTTTCAGAAAATATTCGCTACTGCTCTGATTCGGTTCAAAACATTTCATATCTTGTAACAACTTTGTCGTAAAAAAAGGATCCCAATTTTTTTCAACTGCAATCAATTTAAAAAATAAAAAAAAGATTGATTCTTTTTTATCTTCACAGATATGCATGATGAAAGATTTACATGATAATAAGGATTGGATAAGAGAGTTAAAATAGCATATTGATCCCGTATTCATGAATCCCAATGAAGGGATATTAAATTCAACAGTTTCCATTTATTATGAAAAACAAGATTTTAAAATTGATTTTAAAAATGTCTTCTCTAAACAAAATAAACATGGATTTCGATTTTATCACCATACCTTTATATGAACACCAAAAATCAAGCATCTTATGTATGGAACAATTAGAAAGAAATACAAGTTTATCCATAAGTAGTGAAATCCGTATCGAAACCACTCTCGGTATTTTATCCGATTTACCTGGCTATGGCAAAACATTGTCAGTACTAGGACTGATCGGTAAAACGTTGTTCGACCAAGATAATGAAGAATACTTTTTAAAAGAAAAAATTGAAATATCATCTAATTGTGTCTCTAAAATAAAGATCAAAAAATTAGAACAATTAAATCTCTCTCTAATTCTTGTCAATATATCCCTTATGACACAATGGATCGTAGAGCTATCTAAAACGACATTGAGATATATCGCCGTATACAATAAATGCGACATCGAAGGTATTGATATGTCTAAATACGACTTGATATTAATTTCTAATAATATATATAACACGTTTACACAAGTCTATCGAAATAAATGTTGGAAACGTTTTATCATAGACGAGCCAGTAAGTCTAAAGATATCTTCGATGGGAGAAATTGATGCCAAATTTTATTGGTTGATTACAGCAACTCCGTATGAATTATACCCGCGAGGTCGTTCTGGATTTCTAAACGATTTATTACCTGATCTTGATTTATTAAAATATATTGTGGTTAAAAACGATGATATGTTTGTCAAAATAAGCTACGATATGCCAATTACAAATCATATCTATTATAAAATAACTTGTGACATTTCAAAGCTATTTGAAGAGTTATTAAATCGAAATACGATGGAAATGTTAGAAGCAGGAGATATACAAGGCGTTTTATCTTCTTTAGGAAATACTTCTGATTCCATCATTGAATCATTTCAGAATAGGAAAAAGAAAAGACTAAATGAGTTAATGAATGATGAAAAAAATATTGAGAAAATTCAAGAAATCAATAATCATTTACACACTTTAGACGAACGAATCAAACGTTATGCTAATGAAAATTTATGTATTTTATGTAATCAACCACACCAAAAATTGTACATCTTATCTTGTTGCCAAACACTATTCTGTGGTTGTCTTTCAACTAATAACTGTCAATTGTGTAAAACATTTGATATCAAATACTCTATCGTATCATCAGACACTCACGATGACTATAAATCAGAATATAATGTCAGAAATATGACTAAAATGCAACAAATCATAAATATTATCTCTGACACTATTCACAAAAAAATCCTTATTTTCAGTAATTTCAACGAATCGTTTGTCATCATTAAAAAGTTTTTAGAAGAAAAACAGATTATTTATCTTGAATTAAGAGGAACAAAAGAAAAAAGAGACAATACAATCGATTTATATAAAACAGGTAACGTCAACGTCTTATTATTAAATACGATACATTCAGGAGCAGGTCTCAATCTTCCAGAAACAACTGATATCATTATCTATCATAGATTACATGAATACCAAAAAACACAGGTTCTTGGAAGAGCTAATCGCATCGGGCGAAAAATTAATTTAAATGTTCATTACTTAGAATAATTTAAATTATTTTTTGGTATTAGGGTTCTTAATCGAATCGGACAAAAAATTTAATTATTTTAATTTATACGCCATAATCTTGAAAAGTTAACGAGTTATTACTATACGAAGCAAGCCTTCCTCCAACCACTTCATATTATATCATTCGCATATATCCAATGCATTTCTGTCTCAACCCTTCAATCTACTTCTAAAAAAAATTCTTCCGAATAAATTTTCTATTTTTTAATTTATAAATGGAAATTAAAGTCTTCTTTAAAATTAATAAAAACGGATATCTAGTATTTTGCATTACGAATATAGAGACCGATGTGCACCTACGAAAAAATAAACTAAATCTATAAATTATTAAACCTAAACTATACTATAAACTATGTGAGATATCAAAAGAACCTAAAATACACCTCCATTATAAAGATAAAATCGAAAAAGAGATTGAAAATGTTAAAAAGATACTCCGAGGTAACTATATGGAAATCATCGAAACCAATAAAATAGAATATCATCATCCTATCCCTAAAAAACGGCGTTATTGTTGTTAAATTTATAAATTAATCTCTTTAAAAAAATTACCTTGTTCTTTTGAACTGAAACAGTTCTTTTCAATTCCTGAATACTTGATATTAATCGGTTCATTGCATTTATTCCATTTGACAAATGTTAAATTGAATACCCCTTTCTTATTGATACGTTTTACATAATTGTGTATCTTTTTATGATTAACTTTTTCGATGGTACAATTCTTATTTGTTTCAGGATAATCTACTCCATGATGATACTCTATTTTATCTTTAATTTTTTTAAAATCTTTCATGACTTTTTCAGGCGGAATGTATTTATTCAATGAAATGATATAAATACCTTCTAATGTTGATACGATATGAAATCCGGAGTAACATAAACCGTACATATACAAAAAAGAAATATAGTCATCAGCAGAAGGCCATGCAATACATACCTTATGTTTTTTATATGCATCATAAGGATGAGTATGAAACGTCCCGAACGATTCAACTGGATCTGCAGATTCTTTATCTCCTCGTTCAATACTTTTTTCGTCTATTTCTAATTCGAAATAGTCTTTCGTATTTACAATCTGAAATTTCCCAGAAATTTCACGTTGTTCTGATATGTTTCCAAACTGAAATTTGATATGTCTTGTATGATTATACAGATATTCAATCGCTTTTTTTGTTAATTTGATTTGGATACCGCATTTTGACTGGCTTACAGAGAGAGATCGTAACACATTTTTCATACTTACTTTTAACATCTTTTTTTGTATGTCTATATCCTCTTTATTTTTAGACCATTTGAAAACGATTTTCGGTGTATCAAATATATTATCAAATAATTTTGTTGTAATCACTGGATAAGTAAACCCGTCTTTACATATCTCATCCACTTTTTTATCTAAATCATCAATATCAATATCTACTACCAAAACTATATTCTCGTAACATTTTATTTTTGTTGAATCATAGGGATATAAAAAGACAACCGGTTTCATTTATTTACTATTTTATTTTATTTCGACAAGTTTCTCCGATACATTTACTAACTCGATGTTTCTCGATCTTTTCACAACTTTTTTGGAAAGGCTTGCACTTCTTCACAAGTTTTTCTAACTTATGAATCCATTTTTTAACCGGTTCAACACTTTGTTCTCTATCTACTTTTTCTAATATTTCTTCAAATGGATATTCGTCCATATAAATATGATAAATCGATCTTAATTTACTAGTTGGAAGAACATTTTTCAATGTTTTGAAAAAGGTGATATACCCTTTTTTTCTGACATTTGAAATATCAAGATGATAATTGAATAGAATGCAATACATGAAATTGAATCCAGTCGTACATTTCATTTTACTATTTTCATAATAATCATCGACTTGTTTAAGAGTAGGATCTTTTTCAATCTTGTACCCCTGTTTGCGCAACTTTTCATTTACACAGTTATGTATGGTATATAACCATTTCGTTAGGTCTCTTTTCGTTAGAACCTCTTTCGTTAGATCTATCGGATTTTCTTTGAGGTACTGTTTATAAGATTTTCTACAATAAATACAAGGTAGTACATGACTGATACTTTTGAAAAAATTTATATAATCTTTTTGTCTATCTTCTTCGTAACAATAAGCGATAAAGTGAAGGAATTTCCATCCATCTTCTCCCCAGAACCGTGTATCCATGTTTATTAAATGAAAAAATCATTTAATAAATTTAAAAATCATCTTCAAAAATCATCTTCAAAAGTCTCTAAATCAGTTGTTCTTTTACTTTCTTGATTGAATGCACTGCTATAATCTGTTGCACGAGATTCAAAGAAATTTGTCTTTCCCATCATCCCGATAGTTTCCATAAATGGGAAAGGGTTTAAGACATTGTAAAACTTTTTATATCCTAATTCGGTCAATAAACGGTCGGCGATACACTCAATATATTTCTCCATACTTTCAATATTCATATTAATCAAACGGATAGGGAGAGCGTCTTGCATAAAAATCTTAGCAATATTTACACCGTCTGTAATAATAGACAAGACTTCCTCGTAAGATAACTTATTTTCTAATAATCTATAGATTTCACAACCAAACTGGACGTGCATACCTTCATCTCTGGCGATAAATTCGTTGCTTTTGACAAGACCTTGCAAGAATAAACGACCGTTGCTTTTATATCGTTTCATCCAAAAAATGCTGGCAAAAGCGCCACTGAAAAAAATTCCTTCGACGACCATAAAAGCAATGACACGGTGGGCAAAAGAGAGGTCACTGTCGATCCATTTTATAGCCCAGTCTGATAATTGTTTTATACTATCTACCGTTTTGATTGAATTGAATAACATTTCTTTTTCTTCGCTATCTTTTATTAAATTATCAAGCATTAGAGAATAAGTCTCGCCGTGAATATTTTCCATCATCATTTGAAAGGTATAACAAGTAATTGCTTCCATGATCTTGATTTCTTGTAAAAAGCGTTTAGATAAATTAAAGTTAACGATACCGTCAGACGCGGCAAAAAAAGCTAAGATTCGTTTGATGTAATGCTGTTCACCTTCGTTTAATTCCAAAAAGTCGGGATAATCTTTCGAAAAATCGATCTCTTGAGGCTTCCAAAAAGATGATAACTGTTTTTGGTACAGATCCCATAGTCCTTGATGCTTGATAGGGTATACCGTGAAGCGAGAGTTTTTTTCGTCTAAAATGGATTCCATCTTTATTTTAAATTTATTTTTTTAAAATAAAAATCAAAATTATTAGATTGTAATAAAAATGGGAAACTGTTACTCTTGTTATGAAGAAGAATATATCAATCCTTTCCATAGTTACAAGATAAATACATTGGAAGAGACTGAAAGTATATTAAGATGTAGTATGATATTATGTTATATATGCAATCAATACATAGAAAATAAATTCGAAGAGATTGTAAGGTGTAATCAATGTAAGAAAATAGTAGGACACTTACACTGTCTCAGTATGTACAACTTAAATAATAATAAGTGTCCTATTTGTAAAGAATAATAAAAAAATTATTTAGTAATAAATGGAAGTGAAACGTTTTTGTAACGAATTGGACATTGAATATTTACTGGAATTACCAGAAACTACCCAACAAGAAATCTTTTATGTATGCGATAAACTAAAAGATAAATATATACTTGCCAAATTCTTTTGCGATTTTTTAAAACTGAAAGAGAAAAAATATATAAAAGATACAATTTCTTTCTCTCTTCGTTTAGATACTGAAATATTTAATGTTCAAAAGTATCACGTATTGAAACTAGAACAACGTTTAAAAGATACAAAATCTCAATTAGATGCTTTATACGAAAATAAGAAATATTCAAGCTTTATCAACATATTCGATCAATTCAAAATGTTGATAAGAATGAATAAAGAGCAGAATTTATTCAATACTCCTCCAAATACATTCACAAATGCTTGGTTGAAATGTTGGGAAATGATTAATAACTATAATCTATTACCAGATAAAGAACTGACCGTTTTTTGTAATGCCGAGTTTCCAGGAGCCTTTATTTTCGCTATAAACCATTACATCAAAACGAAAATAAAAAAACCGTATCAATGGTATGCAAATAGTCTATGGCAAGGAGATAAAAAGGGTATATTAGGAGACCAGTTTAGTCTCTATAAAAGATACAAAAATAATTGGTTAATGAATGATAAAAGAAATGGAGATGTCACGAACCACGCAATAAGGTATTATATCAAACGCGTGTTAAAAGATAAAGTGGATTTGTATACTAGTGATATCGGCGTGGCATTGGATATTTCTACTTATAACTTACAAGAAGAAATACAGACACCTCTTAATTTGGGACAGATCTTATGCGCTTTAAACACGTTGAAAAATGGAGGTCATATGATTTGCAAAATGTTCATGTATTTTAAACCATTCAATATTTCTTTATTATATTTACTAAAAAGTGTATTCAAAGAACTTTATATTTCCAAACCAATGTCAAGTCGTCCAGAAAATTCAGAAGTATATATCATCGGTAAATATTATGAAAAAAATCAAGATGTAATCGATCGTCTAGAGCATATACTATCGAATTGGGATGAGTCATATTTGTCTACTTTTTTTGTTCCTGTTTCAACAGATCATTATTTACATATTTGTTATTCATTGTATTATATTTTTCAGAGACAGATTGATACGATTAATAAAGATATTGAATTGTTTCGTAAAAATAAAGGGTTTAATTCTTTTGAAGATATTCTAAGCAGAGATGATGACGAGACAAAAAAAGAATTAGAAGATAGAATTGATGTTGTTGATACGTGGCTCAAGGCTTTTCCAATTGATAAAATAAATTATCGTGATCAGTTATAAACTTGTTAGCTTCATTTAATTTTTGAAGATAAATCTTTTCTCTTTCAATGATTCTTTCAATTGTGATGGGATACTCCATATACCCTATTTCTTCGATTATTTTTTTTTGTTGGATAGTAAGCGGTCTAAATAAACGAGAATTTGTTATATCTGACATTATAGTTTACTTTTTATAGATACATAATCTTTTAACACATTTTCAAATTCTGTGAGATTGGAAACAATGATTAAATTCATACTAGATTCAATAAAATGTGAACGTCTCATTTCTTCAATAAATGCAATGAAAGTGGTATAAAAACCGTCTATATTGAAAACGATGATTGGCTTTGAAATTTCATTTACATCGTTATGACATAAAATTTGGACCATTTCGTAGACTGTTCCAATCCCTCCTGGCAATACGATAAATAAATCGCTATCACTAATAATCCCGTTTTGTCTTTCTACCAGTGTATGATAAATGATATCATTCAGTTCTGGATTAAACCATTTTGCTAAATTGTGACCTGTGATTGGGATATTGTTATATTTAGATTCGGTATAAACAACGCCCATAAGACCTTTTTTGCCTCCTCCGTATACGATATGAACAGAATAGTTAGATAAGATGATAAATAGTTGTTTTACGACCGTTTCAAAAACGGTTGATTTACTACTTGCAAATATTCCTATTTTTTGCATTTCTTTTAATTTTATTTTTTTAAATCTAAAAAAATAAATAGAATTAAAATATGAGCTGTTTTTTGGATGGAAATGCGTTATGTATAAAGACCCCGTGTATTTCTAAAACCATTCCATTACAACCTGAATATATCGTATCAAATGGCAATATTTACCAACAATGCGATGATAATGGACTCGTTCGTGTCAATATCATGTTCGGGTTAAATGAAGCACTCATTTCTTTTCAACATTATAAAATACAATGTAAGTATGATGATTCAGTCAAATCTTATTTTATGAAAGTTTAACTAATTTGTTAAAATTTAAGAACAATTAAGACTTTCAACCTTGTCAATAATTTTAATGATATTATCAGACTAAATTTCAGAAGATCAATATAAACACAAACTAATATTAAATTATTTAAAGATTTACACAAAAAGAATATTTACAGTCATTTTTATATCTTAATAAAAATGAATTTTAAGAAAAAGAATATATAAAGAACTAAAGATTATGAACAAACCATCTCCATCTCAAATGGACTATTCAAATAAAAAACGTGATGAATTGATTGCGATGTGTAAAGAGAAGAAAATAAAAGGATATAGTGGAAAGAAGAAGGACGAACTTTTAGA